ATCGAAATAGATATTTTTCAAAAATAAAACTTGACAAATCAAGTTTGAGTCCTTATAATTACAGCCATGAAAGTAATAAAGAAAATAAATAAAGGAGTTATATAATATGATAATAGATATGCGAAAAGATGCACCTGATCAATCAGATAGCATTGATCCAGATAAACTTTCAACAGAAGTTGAAAAGTTAAAATCAATACAAACACAAATAGAAAATTTAGAAGCACAAATAAAAGATTTAAAAGAAGATGAAAAATATTTTAGTTGTGTAGTAATTCCAAAATTAATGGAAGATATGAATTTATCTAGTTTAAAACTTAGAGATGGTTCTGAGTTAACTGTTAAACAAATTTATAGTGCCTCAATTAGAGCTGACAAAAAAGCAGAGGCGATACACTGGCTTCGAGACAATGGCTTAGGAGATATAATAACAAGGCTGTCGATTACGCTAGCCTTGCGAGGTCGAATGGGTATGAACCTATCCAAGAGGAGAAAGTTCACCCATCGACACTCAAAGTAGTTATGAAGGAATGGAAAGACAAAGGTCAAGAAGTTCCGGAAGAACTATTTAATACGTTTGATGGAAATCAGACGCATTTTAAAAATAAAAAATAAATAATAAATAATAAATAATAAGGAGATATACTTATGGCAAATACAGCTATAGAAAAAAAGAACAGTGCAGGTTCACTGGCTACTATAAACTTAAGAAGTGATTCTGGTAGAGGTAGCGAAGAAATCAAATCGGATGATATGTCAACTCCGATTTTAAAAATACTTCATCAATTATCACCTGAATGTAACAAGAGTAATGCAAAATACGTAGAAGGTTCACAACCTGGTATGATTTATGCTAAAGGTCTTGGTAAATTAATAGATGGTAATGAAGGAGTGGAGATTCTTGTTGCACATGTGCAAACAAGATTTCCAGAATGGCAAGAAATGGGTGATGTAGCGGCTCCACCTGTTGCAACACATTTATCTGTACCAAGTGATGCTGTTGAAGAAAGAAATGGTAAGTATAGATTATCTAATGGTAATTACTTAGAAAAAACTGCATATTTTTATGTAATAGTTTTAGGTGAAGAACCTAGACCTGCAGTGATTACTATGCGATCATCTAACTTAACACCTGCAAGAGAATTAAATCAATTGATTAAAAATCTAAGATTTAAGGATGATAAAGGTATTTACAATCCAGCAGCATATGCAGCAGTTTATAATTTAAGAACTGTTAGTAAAACTGCAGGAAGTAAAAACTGGCATGTGTTTAAACCATCTATGGTTAGAGCTTTAGATGTGTCCCAAAAAATAGATGCGGATTTATACTTAATGGCACAAGAATTTCAAAAAACTGTGTCTAAAGGTGCAGCGACACCGGAGTATGAGAAAAACGACAAAGCTAAAGTTGAAGATATTGTCTAATTCACTAAGTGAATACTTCGAAGACTGGGCAGCAACGGGAGACTGGTGCTGCCCTTTTAAAAATCTAAAGGGATACAGATATGCAAGAATTTATAAAAAACTTTACAGGATTAGAACGTAACTACGGTTTTTGTAACGTAAGTAATGGTTATAAAGATCCAGATACAGGTAAGATAAAATTTAGATCAGGTGATTATGGTTGGTCAGGTAAACCAATTACCGAACTTGATTACCAACAACATTTAAACGGAACAAAATCTATAGGTATACAACCTTGCAATGATAATGACTTAGCAAGATTTGGTGCAATAGATATTGATTCAAAAAGTTATAAAGATTTAGATATAAAATTTTATTTAGATACAATTCAAGAAAAACAATTACCATTAATTCCTATCAAATCAAAAAGCGGTGGACTTCATTTATATTTATTTACAAAAGAATTAGTAAGAGCAAAATTAATAAAAGATTTTTTAGAAGACGTATTATTTTTATTTAAACTACCTATTAACACAGAGATATTTCCTAAACAAACTAAACTAGGAAGTGATACAAATGGTAATAAAGTAAATGGTAATTTTATAAATCTACCTTATTTCGGTGAAGAAAGACGTGCATTAGATCCTTCTGGAAAAGAAATGCCATTGGATTTATTTTTAAAATGTGTTGAGTTAAATAGAGTAGATTCAAATCAAATAAAAGAATTATCAGATAGTCTTATTCAAAAAGCATTAACCGGAGGAGCAGAAGAATTTAAAGATGGTCCGCCTTGTTTAGAAATATTATCAAAAAATAAAATGAAAGATGGTCGTGATAGATTTTTATATAACTACATGGTGTTTGCTAAGAAAAAATATTCAGATGATTGGAAAAATAAAGTTCTAGAAGCAGGTAGAAATTATTTTGAGTTTAATCAAACTTGGACTGATGATCATATTAAAATGAAAATAAAAAATTGGGAAAAGCAAGAGAAAGGTCATACTTGTAGTGATGAATTACTAGCACCAGTATGTGTTAAATCAGAATGTGTGAAAAGAAAATTTGGTATTATATCTGATAAAAAAATAGATTGGCCATTGATGACTAATTTAATCAAAGTAGATTTTAAACCAGACCCTGAATATTATCTTACTGTAGAAAATAAAAAAGGTGATTCGGTTTCAGTGCATGCTAAAGATGTGAATAAACTAAAAGATCAAAAAGAATTAAGAGGTTTAATCATGGCTCAGGCTGATATATTTCCTCCACCTATTAAAGCAATGGACTTTCATGCAATGATAAATGCTTTATTAGATACACAAGATACAGTGCAACCGGCTCCAGGGACCAGACCGATAGAGATATTAAAGAAATTATTAAAGGAACATATCAACGGGCCTCAGGCTACAACACATAATTCTTTTTTAAGTGGTAACGTATTGAAAGATGAGACTTACGCATATTTTGTTTATGATGACTTCTTTAATTTTTTAAAAGAAAATGAATGGAAAAAAGATTCATCTAGAACTTCTTATATGATAGAACAAATGTTTGAAAATGAAAAAGATCATTTACCTAAACCAGAATTTGGTAAAAAGAAAAGATTTCCTGGCATTAATAAAAAAACAAATAAACCATATCCAGGTGTAAATCATTGTGCAAAAATTCCATTGTATTTATTTAAAGAAGAGGAAGAAGTAGAAGTAGAAGAGATAATAGAACAAGAGAATGAAGAGGATATTGTATAATGATATATAAATACTTTGGTCCTCCAGGTACAGGTAAAACATATAAATTAATTAGTAGAGCTAAAGCTTATGTGAGAATGGGTGTGCCATTAGATAAGATTGCATATTTTGCTTTTACAAAAAAAGCCGCAGAAGAAGCTAGAAAAAGAATGCCTGTACCAGATAAAGATTTATATTACTTTAGAACTATTCATTCATTTGCTTTCGACCAATTAGATTTAAATACAAAAAAAGTAATGCAACCAAGTGATTATGAAAAGATTGGTAAAGATTTAAATTTAAGAGTTAAGTATTATGACAAATATAATAAAGAAGAAATATTTTATTTAAATAGTGATAGTCCATATTTTCAAATGATAGGGAAAGCAATTAATAGAGATGTCACTCCTAGAGAAGAGTATGATAGAAATGAACATAACTCTAAAGAAATAAAATGGCATATTTTAAAAAATATTAGTGACAATTTAGAAGAATATAAAAGAGTAAAAAAGAAATTAGATTTTAATGACATGATTAATCAATTATTATTAAAAGATAATTTGCCAAAATTTAAAGTTATATTTATTGATGAAGCACAAGATTTATCTCCATTACAATGGAAACTATTTGATAAATTAAAAGAATATGCCGATGATATTTATTTAGCAGGAGATGATGATCAAGCAATTTTTGCTTGGGCAGGAGCTGACGTTGATAGATTTATAAATGAACCAGCTAAAGAAAAAGTATTAAAGTATTCCAAAAGAATATCTAAAGCAGTTCAGGAATCATCTGTAGTGCCATTAACTAATATAATTGGATTAAGAAAACTAAAACAATATTATCCGAGAGACTATGAAGGCATAAGTGAAAAAATAAATAATTTAGATCAGATAGATTTAACTCAAGGTAAATGGTTAATATTAACTAGAACAATTTCTAGATTAGTAAGAATGACAAAAGAATTAAAGAAAAGAAATTTATATTATTATACTAATAAAGGTAAGAGCTTTATTGTTAGATTGTATAATGCATCGGTTAATTATAATTCATGGTGTAGAGGAATTGAATTAGATGAAAAAGAAGTAAAAGATATAGAAGAATATACTGGCCTTAAACAAAAAAATTGGGACAATACAATAGATTGGTTTGATGCATTTAAAGACGCAAATTTAGATGAAAAAGAATACATTAAATCTATGTTAGATAATGGAGAAGATTTAGATAAAGAAGCACGTATAAAAGTATCTACTATTCATGCAGCTAAAGGTGGAGAAGAAGATAGTGTAATTCTTTGTTTAGACATTGGAGATAAAATTAAAAAGGCAATTAAAAGAAGTCAGGCAAAACATGATGAAGAACATCGGGTTTGGTATGTGGGAGGAACACGTGCAAGAAATAATTTATACAAATTAAAAGCAAGGATAAAAAGAAATGAATATAAACATATTTAAGAATTTACATACTAACGTATGTAAACCGATCGGGAGCGAGATGACCCTGATCGCTGAAGTGGTAGCAGCGTGCTCTAACGAGCGAAGTTGGTTCGATTTCTCGAACTCCCTTCTTTGGATATCACAACATATCGTTAAACCAACAACTACCACACTTAACTTAACTTAAATGGAGAAAAATATGACTAATAAAAATATGTTTGATGATGCATTTCCACAAGACAAGCAGATAGGCGGGAATCACTACAAAAACTTTCACATTCAACCTTATGAATTTATTTCTAAGAATGACCTTTCTTTTTTTCAAGGGAATGTTATTAAATATGTATGTCGTTATATGAATAAAAATGGCATACAAGATTTAGAAAAAGTAATTCATTATTGTGAATTAGAAATTAAAAAGATGAAAGATATAAAAGGTAAAAAATAATGTTAATGCCAACTACAGAATGGGTAGCACCTTTAGAATTTCCTGATTTAAGGAAAGCAGACGAAATAGCAATTGACTTAGAAACTAGAGATCCAGACTTAAAGAAACTAGGCTCAGGAGCTATAAGTGGTAATGGTGAAGTTGTAGGTATAGCTGTCGCTGTAAATGGTTATAAAAATTATTTTCCAATAGCTCATGGTACAGGTCCAAACATGGATAGAGATAAAGTTCTTAAATGGTTTAAAGATGTTTGTGAATCACCTGCTACAAAAATTTTTCATAATGCTATGTATGACGTATCTTGGATACGTAGTTTAGGTATAAAAATCAATGGTTTAATTATAGATACTATGATTGCAGCGTCATTGATTGACGAAAATAGATTCTCGTATACGTTGAATTCATTATCATGGATATATTTAAACAAAGGTAAGAATGAATCTTTACTTACAAAAGCAGCTAAAGAAAGAGGATTAGATCCTAAAGCAGATATGTGGAAGATGCCTGCAAGCGAAGTAGGTGCATATGCAGAAGAAGATGCTGCATTAACTTTAGAACTTTGGAATTATTTTAAAAGAATAATTATTGAAGATGAATTACAAGATGTGTTTAATCTAGAAACTGATCTGTTTCCTTGTTTAGTTGATATGCGCTTCCTAGGCGTCCGGGTAGACGTGTCCAAAGCCAATCAATTAAAAACAGCACTGGCAGTAAAAGAAGAAAACCTATTGCAACAAATAAAAATAGAAACAGGAGTAGATACTCAGATATGGGCAGCCAGATCGATCGAAAAAGTTTTTCAAAAATTAAATTTACCTTATGATGTAACTGAGAAAACTGGTTCACCATCATTTACTAAAAATTTTATTTCTAAACATAATCATCCTGTAGTTCGTATGATAGCAGAAGCTAGAAAAATAAACAAGGTAAGTACAACATTTATTGATACAATATTAAAGCATGAACATAATGGTAGAATTCATGCAGATATAAATCAAATACGATCTGACGATGGTGGTACAGTTACAGGCAGATTTAGTTATTCAAATCCAAACCTACAGCAAATACCTGCAAGAGATCCGGACACTGGACCATTAATAAGAAGTTTATTTATACCTGAAGAAGGTATGAAGTGGGGTACATTTGACTACTCGCAACAGGAACCAAGATTAGTTGCACATTACGCATTAAGATTTGGTTATGATACAGCTCAAGTTATTGCAGACTCATATGAAAATGATCCATCAACAGACTTTCATCAAATTGTTGCTGACATGGCAAACATTGAAAGAAAAGAAGCTAAAACAATTAACTTAGGTTTATTTTATGGAATGGGTAAAGCTAAACTACAAAATGAATTAGGTGTATCAAAAGAAAAAGCGGATGAATTATTTAATCAATATCATAGTCAAGTACCTTTTGTTAAAGAATTAATGACTGGAGTTATGGAAGCTGCACAGAATAAAGGTAGAATAAAAACATTATTAGGTAGACGTTGCAGATTTCCAAAGTATGAACCAATACTTAGAGGAACTGATTGGGGTACATTTGTACCGGCACAAGATCATGATACAATATTAGAATTACAAAAAATGGGGCCATATGAATTGGATGATGAGGGTAAAGTTTTATTAGATTCTGATTTAAAACCAAAGAAAAATTATTGGCATAATAATCCAATACGTAGAGCATTTAC